GTTATTATCAGTCCAAGGGACATTCACGTACATCTTACCATTTTCGTCAAGAGCTACCGGGTAATTCTTTCCGTTAGAAGCATAGCCGATCTTAACCAATCCTAAGGTGTCGGCCGTGGCTTCATTATACGTTGTGTTATTATCCGTCCATGGAACGTTGACGTAAGCGTTGCCGGACGAATCCAGTTGCACCTTATAGTTCTTCCCGGAAGTCGTATATCCCACCTTAATACCGCCAAGAACGGTAGCGGAGGACGTGGGAGGTGTGAAGGTACTTGGTTTGCCCGTAACCCCGGACCAAGGCACGGAGGAAGCCTGGCTGGCCGTGTAAGGCTCATACCCATCCTCACTGTTTAATTTAGACTCGTCTTTTATCAGATACATCTTACCTGTAGACGTGACCTTTACCGTATCACCACTTTGAGCCGTAGCGGTGGTAAGGGCGAATCTAGCCGTATCATTAGCTACCACGACCAATCTCTCCAAAGCCGCCTTAGGTAACCTATCTATGCTGATGGTTCCGGACGCGATCTTAGAGGCATCAAAATTGGCCAATGTCGTGGAGATAGTTACGTTGTCTCCGAAGTCCGATGAGACACTACCGGTAACAGCCCCGGACAGCGCTATTGTCCTAGCCGCCTGTAATTTCGTGGCGGTAGGGGCATTATCCGTCTTAAGAGCATATTTGGTAAGATCAATATCATTAGCCTTATCCAAAAGCTGATCTATCCGCTTACCATTGTATTTACCTTGAAAATCTTCCATATCAAACTTATTTTTTGCTCAAATATAGTTATATACATAAATACCAAGAAATCGAGGGGGGGGGAGATACGGGTAAGTGTCAAAAACTGCCGTCCCCGTGCAGGAATCCGCTACGGAATATAATAGCCTTGTCTTTAAGTTTCTGGACAGATTCCCATTCCCATTCACCCTCACAAGGCTTAATGACATACTTATTCCCCCATGTCTTAAATCTCCTCTCTATAACGAGCATCTCCGAGTCTTTCAAGACATGGAAGATACTCCCTACAGGGAAGTACTTATCCGTCCTTAATATAACACGATGATGCTTCTCGTCATATTCAGGATCACCCACGATATGTGCTTTATAAAACTGGAAATCGTTTAACGTTTGATCCACAGGCTCTATCCAGTAATACCCCTTACCCATTGCTGTTTGCGATTTAATAATTATATTTGCAAAAAGTAGTAACTCATAAGGTTTTTAGGTAATTTTCAACCAAGGGGAAAGGGTGTCCGTGAGGATGCCTTTTTCATTCCCGCCCACCCTACCATGACAAAAAGATCTACCTCGAACAAATATAATCATAATAAAGCTACGGTCAAAAAGAAACCCTATCGGTATTCTATTGCCGACAGGGTTCTCCAACGTTGTATCAAACTAAATCATATCACTCCATTTGATTGTGTCACCGACGAAGCACCGCACCGCCAGATACCTTACGAACGCCGTCCCTTCCGGGGCGTCAGGGTCTTCCAGATAAGCCAAGACAGCCTTGACTATTTTCTGGTCGCAATCCAATACCTTAGGAAAGTAGTCGCTATAGAACATAGCGAACAGATATTGGATATCTCCCCAAGTGGCGTTATCAGGTTTCTTAGCCCCGCATTTATCGAACATCTGCTTAGCGTCCTCCATCGTCCATCTTCTCTTGGACCCATCGGCGTTAAGCATCTTATCAGCGGCCTCCCTAGCCAACTCCTTGGAAAAGTGATATCCATGGGTGTCTATATACCGCTTATAATCCGGGTCATCAGCGTCTGCTCCTCAGTAGTAACGACTCCTACGTCCCCTGCGCATATACGGTTCGGTACCTTCGTGCTCGTCACGGATGCCGCGCTCACCGAACCATCCCCTGCGATACATCTCGTCCTCGCGTTCATGGAGTCTCTCACGCTTCTCAAGCTCACGCTCGTCACGTTCCAGTTCCCTCTCACGTCTTTCAAGATCACGCTCACGGCGTTCTAGCTCATCCATCCTACCGTCATGCTCCTTGCCATAATGGTCATATATTCCACCACCATAACCCATGTAAGTCCCATCCGAACGCCTGCTACGTCCACGGCCGCCTCTACGATCGTAGATCTCGTCATTGTAGTCCTCATCGTGGCCGCCGCCTAAATCTATAACTCTCATCTTAACCTAATTTTTTAATTAACAACTCTTTTAGCTCATCGAAAGAGGATCCCATCCTATCGACTTTCTCCTCAAGATTCTTGATCTTCCGGTCTTGATCCTTAGTCTGCTTAAAAGCCGGATTGATTTCCTCAAGGATCGAATCACAAGCCTCTAGTGTCCTCCTATGCTTATCGATACTATCGAGAATATCGGAGCTGGTTCTCTTAGCGGCGTTAAGCTGGTTCATGATCGGATCGACCGAGCAGGCCAAAGTTATGTTATTGGACATAGCGACATCCCTGCTCTCCGGTACGACATAGGTCATGGAAGACCCGTTTATCTCCACGGTAAGGTCTATCACCCTATCCTGTAGTTGCTGATATTGCCCCATCTGACCCATCTGGGGTTGCTGGAACCTAGGCTCGGACACGTTAACCACATTCCCCATCCTGAACACCGGAACATCGGACGTATCCAGCGTATATACTTGAAATCCTTTCTTTAAGTCTCTAAACATATCTCGATTTTTAAGCGGGAGGGAATACCCTCCCATTAGACATCCAATCTAACCTATTCCTCATCAACAGTCGTCTCCGACGCCGAGGCGGAAGTTGTAGGCACACAGCAATCCATGAGCCTCAATACACCCCTTACCTTATTGAAATAAACAAGGCGTTCGGTGTTGTTAACCATAGCCGCTCCGGTCACAGCCACGTTGATCGGGCTCACCACAGCCACGCCGGTTACCGGGCAGCATGTGTCATCACCTACCGTGGATACGGTGCTATTCGCTGGGACAGCTATCTGTACTGGCAATGTCTCGCCTGTTGTCGGAACCACCTGCCGGATTTTCAGCAGCAGAAGGCCCTCGCATGGCAAGGACAGCCATATCCTTGGGTTGATGCCGAAGATGGTGTTGGTAGTAGTCACTACCACGTTCTTCGTGACCAACTCATAAAGAGACCCTATTTTAGAAACACAAGCCATAATAGCCTCCTTCCTTTATAGAGTTAAATAGCGGCGTTTCCGTTGTTGCAGCATCCATTGTTGCACCCACATCCGTAATTACCTCCATAAAATGCTTGACCCCATCCATAAGTCTGGTAAGGAGAGCATGAAGGATAAGCCGGCACAGGGGTAGGTCTCAACTGGTTGATCAAATTCTGAGTCTGTTGCTGAGTCAACGCGGAGGCTTGGTAAGCCGACCTTTCATCACGCAACTGATTGATCGTATTCTGCATCTCACGCATTTCCAATTGACAGAATTTATCATTAATCAAGGTTGTTTGAGCATCAATCTTAGCGCTCAAGATATTGAACTGCGTAGTAGCCTGCTCACGATTGTTTGTCAATCCTTGGTTGATGTTACTCTGAAGAACATTGGTTTGCTCTAACGTCCGTAATTGATTGTCAAAGCCTTGCTGCGTTATCATATTTTGAGTAGCGCACGTGCTTTGGTTGATCAAAGAACTCAAATTGCAGCAGCAAGAGCTGATCTGATTGCCGATCTCACAACCTTGTTGCTGTACGGCGTTAATAACAGCCTGAGAAGTCATACCTACCTGACCAGCTACCTTATCGATAGCGCCTTGCACGTTACAGATAGCGCTTTGCAATTGAGTAGTAGTACAGTTCAAGGCGTTAGCGATCTGCTCGATAGCGCTTCTGTTACCTTGGATAGCCTGCATCAGAAGCTCACGACCATAGTCGTTATTCAATTGAGCGGGAAGACCATTAGCGCAGTTCTCACCACCGTTACCAAAACCATTGCCAAAGCCACGGCCGCCCCATAACCAGAACAGGACGATGATCCACAACCACCAACCGTTAGCCCCGCCGAAACCGTCTTGGTTGTTACGACCGTTCATCAAAGCCGCTACCAAGTTCGGATCCATCTTATTTCCGCCTATTAAGTTGGCGAACATCCCCGGAATCATAGATAATAAACCGTTAGTGGCGCTTCCACTACCGGAACCCATACCGTCTAACAAAACGATTTTGTCTCCACTTGTACCCATGTCTATTTATTTTTGAATTAATAATAACCCCACCTGATGGCGGGCGTTACAAAGTTCAAAAATTAACAGCCCTAAAATCGTGATATGTGTCATCATCAAAGTACGTCATGTCTTGTAAATGGGATTAATAAGAACCGATACAAGACAAAAAATCCGGAGCGTATCACTACGACCCGGATTCATCGCAAATCTATAAAATCCAATGTTTCAATGCTCGAAAGAAAACGTCTCACGACGTCAAAGAGAGATTAACTACACGAAAAATCTCGCATCAACTTATTTGTATTAGCAGTGTATTCATTAACTATCTTACTGGATGAGGGATTATCCTCTATCCTTGACAGGCGGTTATCGTCACTCCTTACCGTAACGTCACCTATCCTTCGTACCATGTTTTCTTGATATGATGATGGATCGGAGTATATAAGATCATCAACGAACCTGTATATCGCACCATCAACCGTCTCACCTACCTTCTCATATAAACCGGATTGGAATGACACGAAATCATCATACCTCCCACGAGCCAAGAACGAACCGTCCGGTCTCGCCTCGACACCGCCGTTGACCTCCCGGAGCAGGCCAGGATTCCTTTGGTACAGATACCTATAAAACCCGGCATCCATCATCCTATCCTGTCTATCCAGATAGAAAAGGTTTCTCATGCTACTGTCACCGGACTCGATAGCCACGTCAAACAGAAGATCCCTTACCTGACCTTCCGGCAACGACATCTCCATGCTTTTTAACGTACCTCTGTCATGGTGATTCAAAGATACATTATAAAATCCATTAAAATCAAGGAAACGTAAGACATTATTATATAAATCCGATTTTTTTAACCTTTCCTTGATCTGGATCTTCCTCAACGATGTACAGGATTTGATAAAATCCCGATCCTTTCCCTGCCTAGCCTCGTATCTCCTGAACTCCCGATCAATATCGACATCATCCATCTTAGGGGTTACGGGATGCTGGTATATCAATCTGGTAAGGATCATGTTCTCAGTATTCGAGGATGAGATGTTGGACATAACTAGCTTCTTTATATTATCCTTGACCACGCCAATATCGGAACGGGAAGCCCCGGCGGGGACCACGCCAGCCGGCAAGTACGAGGGCCGCTCTATCCCGATATCGGCCAACATCTCATAGGTCTGATCGGTGTCGGTTATCGGAGCCGTGTTATGGTACGTATTCCTACTAATATACAACATGCTCCTATCATACATATCGGAAGGGGATGTATTCCCGGACCTTACATACACCATCCTATCACTGGTAGAATAAGTATCCTGAACCTCGTATATCGGATTCCCTTTTCCTGTTATCCTATCAAGATCGGAGATAAAGCTATCGTATACCGAATTGCCTGCCTGTATGGAAGATAACATGACATCCAGCGACGCCATAAGATCACGGATATCCTCCGGTCTGGATATAACCATCTCATCGCTGATCGCCTCGCTTATATCCACGCCCATGTCGGCAAGATCCATAGCTATGTCATACAGACGTCCGGAAACGTCCTTGATGTCCTTAAAATCATCCATATCGATTATCTCCCCAACCTTATCCCTTAGACCCTTCATATCCTTAGGCATACTGATATACGGTGTGGTACTATTGAAGTACGAGTCGGTAATCGTATTTCCGTCCTGACTCCGAACCTCCATACGGGTCATATTACGATACGTGTCATACATCCGATCTGCGTAATCCTGATCCTCCTGATACCGGAGTGCCAAGGAAGGGTATGGGATGGAGGCGAAAGCCTGATCGAACTCCCGGCGGTCGCTGATACCGCCTACCGCCCTCATGATCGTATCCCTTACCTCTATTGGATTCAAGCCCCTTCTCTTTCCTAACGAGTCATATGTATCCTCATATATCATATAATCATCACCAAGGCCTGACTCGGAGGACAGGAAATACATATCCTTCTCATTAAGATTCCCCTCAGACATAAAATCGACAATCCTCCTCATCATATCCCTTACCCGCTCATACTCCGATCGGTTAGTCATGATATTATCAATCTCATCAGCGTCATACATCCCAGATCGCTCAAGATTGTACCTATTGAGGAATATATCACCGCCGGAAAGGAAGTTAGATACGATCATATCATTAAGATCATTGATATTATCAACACCCAAGGAAGTAAGAGTATTATTAATATCCTTAACCTCATCGGCCATGAAATTGCCGGCGAAATAGTTCTTCCGCTTGATAAAGGACATGACATCATCATACCTAGGTTCCCCATTACTATCCAGATCATATTCTGATGGCATGGACATCCAGTCGCCAAAGAAGGACACGAAGTCGGGGGAGTAGGCCGTACCCCAGACCGATAAGGCCTGCTTCTGGTCGCCCAGCACCTCCATCGCCCTTTGGTATAATCCGGATGGTTGGTCGTTCGGGGCAAGGACATTATCTATCCCACCCTCCTTATTTTTTATAACATAACAAGATCGTCCCATTACTAAATCGTTTTGACACAAAGATATAAAATCCCGCCTACTCTCACGAGCGGACGGGACACCAAAATAACAACATAATAACAAACCTTATGTTTCTCCGAAAAGTGCAAATCTTTTTGCCGATCCTCACGAACAGGCAAAAACTCAATCCTAAATTATAAAAAATGGAGTTTATCGTTTAGCGAAAATATCTTTATCTGATCTACTCAGAACCCTGCCTTTCAATTCCAAGAACCTAGGCATCCATTCTTTAGATATCTTAGACACGATCCACTGAAATCCCTTAGGAGTCACATAGACAGTATTAGTGCCATAGAACTCGTCATCATTACGATATCTATAACGAGCATAACCGCTGTCTATCATCCTTTGGGAAAGCAACCACCTCTTACCGGTCTTAGCGAAGAACTTCTTATCCTCAAGCAATATTCGAAGATTCTTCTCCGCTATATCATATCCATGAGCCTCTAGCTTTTCCCGAACCTCTCTGATCAACATATCTGTCTCTTGGGCTATTTCGGCTGTCTTAGCAAACTCAACCATAGGAGCCTGTTCTTTAATGATATTATCGGATATCCTTTTGGCTTCCTCTGCCGCTTTCTTCGCCTCAGCTAACGCACGCTTCTCCTTTTCCGATTTAAGCAAAGCCTCTAATGCCTCTATATAATCAGATGGAAGTTCATTCTTTGATGGCATATTGTTAGATGGCATAGAATAGGAACCTGTTTTTCTAATAGAAGGAAGAACCTCCGATGTTACCCATCTTTTGAATTTCTTGGCAGATTCCATCTTAGATGACATAATCAAAGAATACATCCCTGATTCATTGATTAATTTAATCTCCCTAACAGCCTGATTTATAAGGGGGTTTATTTTAAACCCCATTGATTTACAATCACTTGTAAGAATAATAGAATCCTCATCATCAACAAACCTTTTTACAGCGTTTCCTAAGTTTTCATAACCAAGGCATCTGGCTATGTCATTACCAACAAACCATGGATTGTTTTTCTCGTCTAATAATACTCTTACATCCCCAAAATCAGGATTCTCAAACAATTTTAAATTATCATCCATAATATAAAAACAACGAGAGCCATTGGCGTCCGTTATTCCACCAATGACTCTCATCTATCGCCTACGCCTAGGCGAGTTAATATCTTCTTATGGCCCAATAACGGATGGACACCGCAAATATAAGACCTTATTTTGAAACTACAAACAAACAAGAGATATTTTTACAAAAAATGTAATCAGCCATATTCCTCTGTCATATATAAAGCGTAGCTATACCTATCCTCTATCATCTCCACCACCTTCTTGATATCAGATAAAGTTAGTTTCTTTATCTCCATATTCCTACTATCCATCCTGACAAAAGAGTTCTTGAACTCCTGCTCGGTTATAGCATCCAACCTAAATAGATTGTATTTTATAAGTAACTGGGTTACGTCAAATATCAGGATATTAAGATCAATATCATCCTTCAACTCATCAAGAAGATCACGCATCATGGCTTTGATAGCATCAGTATCAAGTTCCAGCTTCTCGGCTTCCCTCATCAACTTCTTAATGATGCCATTGTACTCGATTATGATATTAGCGTTATCATCATCGGTAGGCAGAAGAATATCCATCGTACATTCTATACCAACCTTATCACTAAGCCTTTTATTGAACTCAGTCATATAATCAAAAGCCTGATCCCTGCTTAATGAGTATGTATGGTCAAGCAACTGCCTTTGTCTGTTATTGACAAAATAATGACTGGTATATAACATCATCAAGACCTTCACTCGCTGGATACGTAAGTCTTGCATGATCTTCCGGTGTAAAAAAGAATCTAATTGCATGGTATAAAGAGTCCCCACCGGGGCCATCACACACCCGACAGGGACCAACTTTTAAATATCTTACTCGTCAGGTGATGGACTGACACCGCAAAGATAAGACGAATAAATTTACCTAGCAAGGATTTTCCGCCTCATTTTCTCCGGATACTACGTTGCCATCGGAAACCAAAGACTTGTCCTCGGCAGCCTTCGTAGGCGAAGCGGAACCCGATTGGGAACCGGACGGGTTGCCGAACGGGGTCTCCGTATCCTCGAAGAACGTCTCATCCCTCCTAATACTCATCCTGAACTTAGGGGCTATGAAAGGATCGTTGTTAAGATCGATGTTGATCGTAACGTCATTCATCAAAATATCCTCCTTAGTTCTGGAATCACCTATCCATCCTCTTACGTCAGCGGTCATAGGCATCCTGCTAACCGCTTCCTTGACAGCTTTAAGCCGGTTCTTGATAACATCCACGTCTCCCGTCAACGGAATCATATATGTCTTATTATCCAACCCGGATCTGGCTATAGCGTTATTAAGATCCATTATATCATCAATACTTACGCCTCCGCCTAGACCCTCCATAATCCTATCAGCCATCGATCCGATCATAGATGAAAATGATGATATATCCTGATTTTTCAATCTTACGGGGTACAGGTAATTTCTTCCATTTCCTGTCTTTATAGCTACGACCGGGATACGTGAATCTTTATAGTCACCATACTTGTCCCTGACGATAGCCGTACAGAACGGGAATATATTATACTTAACATCATCCCTCATCGTAACCACCCCGTTCTCTATATATCCTACGCTCTCGACCTTACCAACCGTCTCGTTGGTAAAGTCATTCTCGGATACCATCAACGTCCCATTATCATCACTTACGCTAAAATTAGGTCTTCCCGGCAAAACACTGGTAACTGTACCTACAAACGGTATATCAATCTCGCCAGCGACAGATCCCACATTATCCCTATACAACTCAAAGGCCATACTCCTTAAATCAGCGTTACTCCCTTTTGAGTCTGGATCATTGGCTTTTAGCACCGAGACGAAATTTCCGTCGCTATCCACGATCTTAATAACCATATTATCAACCAGCTCTCGGTAAGCCGACTTAGTCTCATCAGAATTAGGGTCAACGGCGTTAAGACTATTGTATTTATCATACAATTCCTTGGTATATGGATCTGACATATCCATCTTAAACCTTACCATATCACCCTTGCGAAGGCTAGCCGTTGCTTCCTGATTCACCGACTCGTTGTTAGACCCAAACGTATCACCCGTGTAATAAGGAACAATAGACCCATCCTGCCCCTTGCGATACACCATGAACCAGTTGGAGGTCGATAAGGCGGTCTGCCGCCCCAATATGACACCGGTAGCGTTCTCGAAAGCCTGAGCGTCATCCTCGCTAATCATCCATCTTGAGTGGTTATCTGACTCTATAACAGTAAATATGTCGGTTCCGTTGGTGAAATCCATCACCCTTCCATTATCAGTATCAGTGGCATCAGACCTTTTAAGCCCGGACCCCGCCAGAAACCTGTCAAGCCTCATTCCACCAACCTCATAATACATGACCCCACCGATCTCTCTCTTCTGGGCCATCAACACCACCGGGTTCTGGGCGGCGTTAACTTCCGTCCTGCCGGTGGATGTCCCGGGTTCGCTCTCTGTGAGGACATCACCCATAGGTATGGATTTATCGTAATCCTTGACAGCTATACTTCCATTATCATACAGCCTCATCCATTCCACGAATCGAAGAAGAGGATCATCAGAATAGTTATTGATAATATCAATAGCCTCATTAAGCTTATCCTGATCAATCTCATTGCCATTGTCAGCCTCATTCATAAGATCATTATAAGTCTTTATAGCTTCTTTGATCTGATCCTGATCAAGACCATTGATATTCATATCTACAATATCATCAACAGCGTCCTTGATATTATCATAAATATTATCATGGATCTTCAATCTATCTATTATCGATCTAGCCTTATTGATCCTTGAAATAGGATTATCCCCAAACCCGTTAACTAAACTATCGACACGAGGCTTGTTATTATCATATATCTGTCTCTCCCTAGGAGATAAGACATCCTCATTACCGTTCCATATCTTTATAGCTATATTATTGATTCTATCGTCAGAAGGATTTATGATATCCTCATCATCAGGAACCCTCTCGACTATACTACCTTCATCGGTCTTAATCTCGTTCTCCATAGATCTGGCTATCATATGATTATATGTCTTGAACATAAATGCCTCATCCTCCCCTATAAGACCATCTTGGTAAGCCTTGTCTATAGCTTGGTCGTTGGCGTAAAGATCATTGGCATCAGGATTATCAGTATTCCTGAAATCGTACTTGCTATCATCCTCCTCATAAGTCTTACCCCATACGTTCGATAATATCTTCATGAACCCGCGCTCCTGCGCCCGGATGAATCTTCTGTCACGCATACGACGAAGAGACTCGTTTATATTCTTATAAGCCACAAGATTATGACGATACTCGCTAAGCAACGCCATGGCCTCTTTATGATTATCGACCCCACGGGTAGACACGGCATTCTCAAAATCAACTATAGTCTCATAAGCCGCCATAAGATCAGCGGCACTGATCCTTGAATCATTTCTATTTAAGAACAACTTAGATATATCAGCCTCTGAGTTAATTAACGTAGTTAATTTCCTCTCCAATGCGATCCTATCCTCTGTTAATTTAAGAAGCCTATCATTCTCCTTGGCCAACTTAGCCTTATCAGATTCAAGAGCGTCCTTCGACGCGACACTTTGTTGAAGCCTCAAGATATTCTTCTCCATCCTCTGTATATCATCCGTAAGCTTCCTTAATTCTTCAAGATCCCTGCTCGAATCAGGATTAAGACGAGAATATATATCAAGAGCGGGGCCTATATCCGTATTGTATATCCTTCTTAACTGATTGGCTATATCGTTCAAATTATCCTTCGCCTCAAGGCCATTATAAGCCATATTGGAGATATAGGCGTTAAAAGACCTGTTCGGGATACCCTCAGTAAGTGAGTCGGCGAATCTGTTGGCCATAATGAAATTATCCACCTTCTTATTAAACTCGTTGACAAGATCGGCTTTATACTCATTGACCTGCTCATCCGTCATATTCATATCGGACGCTATATCGCTATTAGGTATAGATTCGACTACCGTCCTGAAATTCTCCTTCGTATCATCCAGCATCCCCATCTCCGAATCATAACGAAGACGATTGAATACGGCGTCACTAAAATCCTTATTTATGATCCTACCATCACTCTCGTACGATGTGTCTACACCAGATAATTGAGCGTTAAGAGCCATACTGCCACGAATAGCACGGACAGCGGCGGTGGTCAAGGCGCCGGCATTGGCGTTGTAGGCCTCCACCATCCCCTTGTTCCGGGACATGTCTTGGCTCCATTCCCTTATACCTCCGATGGTCTTTCCACCCATAACCGATCCGATAATCATACCGATGCCGATCTCCTTCCAGCCCTGACTGGATCCATAAGTCTCCTTGAATCCGTTCTTTATAGCCTCCATATAGCCTATGTTCTGACGGATGGCCATAGGATTGTATCTTGATTCTACCCAATCCTCGGCGGACTTGCTAGCCACTCCCTGAAGACCTTCCTCATAAAGACCTTCTGACACTGGGCGCTTGATAATATTGAACGTATTCCCGGCTATTTTCTGCCATTTCTTAGGCGTTATGGCCCTCAATGTCCCGTTATCCATCCTCTCGGCGCCTACGCCAAATATATTGCGTTTTATGAACTTATCCACGCCAAGATCCATGCCGAACATATCGCCGAACATAGCTATATTGGATAATGACAATATGCCGACGTTGGCGGCAAATACGGCATTAGCGGCATTGGCATTGTCAGCTCTGAACTTCATAAGCTCCTCATATGGGACTTCCCTTCCATAAGCGTTACGGTAAGACTGCCTGAAATTCTCCTCAGCCTCCATCAGCATGCTTCTGGCCTCGACAGACGCCTCCCACGAGGTAGATGTGCCAAGGAAAGCGAGGGTGTCCAGTCCCTTGCCTATCCTCCGTCCCGTACGGGCGGCCCTAAGGTAGACGCCGAACGCTTTCTTGGTATCCGAAGCCGCTTTGCCTATCCTAGCCAAAGCCACGCCCGCCCTAGCTCCCGTACGAGCTAAGTTCATCAATCCAGCGCCGGAATATACGGCTGACGATAACATGGCTCCAGCGGTAAAAGCAAGACCGGATAAAAAATCGTTAGACCAGAAATTAGCCGTGGTCATGCTTTGAAGGAAATTCATATCCCGCTCCTCACGATTGTAATAATGAGCAAGACCGTAATCCATCTTCTTGTCCTGATCATCCAACCATCTCGTGAAATCGTTATCAAAAACAGCGTTAAAATTACCTCTGGATACACCGGCGTAAATACCATAAAAAGGCTGAATAACACCACCTAATCCATACAAAGCGGCTTTACCTACAAATTTCCCCAAACCTCTCATCCATTTCTCAGTCCTACCTTGACTCCTAGATAAACGTGTGTCGTTATCTACACCGGGGATATAAGACTCGTATTTAGGTATCCAAGTACCGCTACTAAGTCGATACCTTGAATCCTCCAACGATATCTCCGGACCAGTAAGATTAAACCTGCCCTTATAGCTTTGATCAGAAGCCATATATCCTAATGGGGACATATGTTTCATATCATCATAATAATTTGTCTTAACAGTATTCTTGATCCTCTCCGACAATGACGGTATCTGGGACTTTGATCTCTCGGAAGCGGAATACGGATCCAATACCGGAGGCAGGTCACGATCCGGTATATCATAGGGATCCGTACCAATAGCCTTTATATTATCTACGTTTATGGTAGGATATCTGTACTTCTCGGCAAGATCCTTTCCGTTAGAGGTATTATTATAGATTTCCATTGTTTCCATTATTTCCACTATTTCCGTTATTCCTGTTTCTTATCTCCTGATCAATCATATCAGCTATGGGCGAGATGAAGCTCTCGAAATCATCAGTAGTAGATCTTCCCTCGCTCCTCCAATACACCTCATTCTCCTTGCTAAGTATCTGTTGCCATGCCATGACCAAATAATACTGCGGGCAGAAGTCGATCTTCCTTGCTACCTCATCAGCATAGTTAACGCCATCCAGATCAATTGAATACAACGGGGTATTACCCTCTCTAGCCCCTCCTTTGCTATATATATCAACATTTATCCCAGAAGAACCATTATTATACTTATATCCGGAAGCCCTTAACTCGTACATAGAAGCGTTATCGAACAACACGTCAGTAGCGATCATCATCTGATTCTTCCTGATATTACCGTCATTTATATTCGTAAACATATCTATATAAGGCATTACCGTGTCCTTGGCCCCGCTAGCGTAAGCGAATGGAGCTACCAACAACGACTTAGCCATCTTCCCATAAGCGTTGTTGCTTGAGCTGGCGAAAGATATGGGTACGACACCGGAATCATAGGTCTCGGACGGGATGCTTACATCCTCTTTGTAGAAAGTAAGTCCATTCGCAGCCAGATCAGCCTCGCTTACCTCAACAACAGATCGACCATCACCTCCATTATTGCCAATGATCTGATAATTACCATCACCTATAGGGGATATGGTAAACGTTATCTTCGTATTGGCATTATCCTTATCCTTAGGAATAAAACCGCCACCACGGGTAAATAGGTCACTAACCTTTATATAATCTTTCTCTTCTTGACTTTTAGACGGATAATCACCGGAGAAGATATACTCACGCTCGGCATACTCATGACGATATTGTCTCAGGTAATCCTCGCCAGCACGTTTAGCGTCATCAGCGATCCTACCTAAATCCCCACGACTCCATTTATGTCTTAATAAATCATTCCTCTCTTTATGAGCCTCATCATATATAGCGGTAGCGACAGCGATCGCCCTGTTATCCCCGGCAAACCTATCTCTTATTTCCTCAATGTGCTTATTCTTACTAGCCCCAGATACGGCAAGAGACATTATAGATTCAATATCATCAAGCGAAAAAGACGTTCCCATTAAATCATTCACACGATCCAATAAGACACCTGATTGACCCGAATCCATTGATACATGAGGCATTTCTCCTTCAACACCGTAATTAATAGTATTTATATTATCATTTAACAAAGAGCTGTAAGCGGACAACTTACTCCAATCATTTAATGTTATATCGTTTATACCATTTATATCAAAAACCTTATCGCCATTGTTATTAATATCTCCAAGATTGAATGTGCCGAATCCATAACTAATATCTATACCTGACCCACTGTCCGATCTAGCTTCTCTCTGAATTATAGTATCAATACCATCCAAAACAGCATTGCTCGCCTTATTGAATCCATCATTGATCTTATTATACTTCCCTCTTTGGGTATTTAATCCAAGAAGCTTCAAATAACTATCCTGACCATTGTAATCAAGCAACTCGTTCCTTGACCCTCCATTGGCCTTGAAATAAGCCATGATAACCTGATCGTTATCCATATCCTTGACCACGTTACTATTCTCAGGATCAGACGCCCATGCGTCGATCTTCCTTCTAGCGTCATCTGATAATGACTTAACGAAATTACCCATGCCGGTAGTCACCGCCTTCTCGTTGGCTATGAACCCGTTCATGAACTCATCGCTTATGCTCACATCGTCAAGGTTTGCGCTCTTGGTAACCACGGTAGGCCCGGTCGTGTCATCACCTCCGCCACCTCCATTCTCCGACTTGCCCGATTTGCTGGCTCTCATCAACGCTGCTTTCTCCATGGCTAGATTATGCCTTTTTGTCTCATTAAACTTAGCTCTCTCCATCATCTGCTGATTAGCCTTGAAATAATAATCATCAACACCCAACGTCTCGTATGAGTTATTATAAGACCATCTCAGCCCGACGCCACGAAGGAACTGCTGTCGTACCATGAACATGCCGGCTCGCTCCGGGCTGTAGTTGCTACCGATAACGCCCTCGGCCTCCTCCACGAAATCATTTCTCTGCTTGATAATATCCGCCAGCTCCGACTCCAACTTAGCCCTCTTGGCCTTGTCATTGCCAACGCCCTTTAGCTTGGCTCGTATGGATTCTTCCTTGACACTGAAATCATCAATATACCCTTTAAGGAAATCTGAGGTGCTTTGAACATTAAATAAGTCAGGATTCGTTCTAGCCATATATCTTCCCTCTAATTGCATCTGAGCCTTACCGTTCTCAGATATAGAAGCCATGGCTATATCCCTGACCTGAGCGTAACTCATCTCATCTATATACATCTCACGCATCTCGCCCGTCCTGTTGCCATTGGCATCAGTCACCGGTACATTGACTTTCTTCCCCTTGTTAAGGGAGATGAAATTCTTCATCTTCTCATCAATCTCAGCGTGGTAATCCGTATAAGGGGTATAATGTATAGGATTAAGACGTGTCCCTACCTGACCGTCATTCATCCAAGCCACGGCATCCGCAAAAGCCTCAGCCTCGTTTATAGGACTATACATCTTGGGATTGTTCAGCTTCATATCCTCCATCTTCTCGCTAAAAGCCCGGATCTCCCTAGTACCGGCAATAGCATTCAACACACGGGTATCCAGAGCTTCTCCAAGACGAGCCTGTATGCTTCTGGCTATACCGTCGGAAGCCAAATTAGATTTACGATACACGTTATTCACGTCCTGTATCAGCCCATTTAACCTATTCTGAAGATATTCCCTATCCTGAGGTTTTATAATGTCAGAATTGATAATATAATCAGCATACTCGTTTATAGCCTGCCGATTGGTATCTATCTTCTGCTGCATGTACCCCATCCCCTGCATCATGACATCCATGTTGTAGGGCGATACATACTTGCCGTAATTCCTTAATATACTATATTGTGAAGCCATCCTTTATCCTTTCTTGCCTTTAATTACTTCCTGAGCAGGATATAATCTCCTATAACTCAATATATCTCCTTGAGGATCAGCGATTAATTGTCCATTGGGACCAATCTTTACATCCCCGAATATAGACCTTAATGTATTCATGGTCGTAGCCGTATTCCACTTCTGCTGGATCTCGTCATTTACGCTATCGAAATACCTAGCCCAGTTCTCGTCATTTATAGCCAATCCCTGCAATATACGTTGCTGGTAAGCTTGACGTTGGGCTATATTCTTATCATACGTATCAGACCAAGTACGGGCGTTTACATTATCAGCCCAAGTCCTTTGAGCCACGTTCCCTTGTTCTACCTCATTAATGTATCTACCTATATTGGAACTCATGATAGCCTGTAAGTTGGATGATAAAGCCCCTCTCTGGGAATCCGGGACATTACCCATCTGATCCAATTGTGATTGGAAAGCACGATTGGTCTCAACCATATACTGATCAGCCGATCTCAACACCGGATCCACGGTAGGAGCGTAATGCCTTTCCAGACCTTCCGTTGTCACGGCTCCCGGGGTCATCCTAAATACCTCGGGGAAGTCAAGACCGCCACTCACTATATTCCTGCCTCCATTGCCGCTGTTCGACTTACCGGCATTTGTATTGGTCTTAGGGAGTGTATTGGGATCAATCAGCTCAGGCATATCCAACTTAACATCAGGATCCTCCACATCACCTATATCCATAGGACCGGGAGCCACCTTATGAGGGTCAAGTATAAAATCAAGACCTTCCATTCCTTTCATGGATCTCAATGCCTGCATCTTAAGCATATCCTCCCCAAGTATCTTATTAACGACATCCTTGTTCTTGTCAGAGAATAGTTGGCTAAAATGAGTGATACCAGCATCATTAAGAGCCTTATGTTGTTCCTCTGTAACGACATCCAAACCGATCATAGGACGAGATGTGGTAAACAAGCCTAATTTATTATCTCTCATCCTATCATGATATGCGGCTTTCTTGTCTTCCGGGTAATTACCTTGACTATCCTCACCGCCAAAGGAAACGAGCGTCGTGTAATCCCGAAGCGCCTCGGCGTTGGCGATGATCGGGTTCTCCGCCGTAGCCAAGCCCATCCAGCTACTTGTCTGACCGTAGATAGCGTCTTGCAATGCCCTAGCCCTAGCGCCCTCTGAAGCTCCCATATAAGCATCGTAAGCGACCGGATTGAATGTCTTATAATAATTCAACCTTTCATCCGTATTAATACCTCCATAAGAGCCATCGTTCCCTTGGCGCTGATAACCGAAATAGTTAGGATCATTGTTGAACCTATTCTCGATCGGACGGAAAGTTAATTTACGACCGAACAAAGACGTGCCTCCTATCTCCATCTTCTGACGAATACCAGCCACTTTCTTAAGCAACTCTTTCTTAGCCTCAGCTATATCCTCCTCCGTAAGACCGTATTCTTTCATGGATCTGGATATGATGTTATCTATCTCCCCACCCTTGGCGAAATACGTATCCTCATCCTTCTTCATCTTCCGGTCTTCCTGCTCCTTGTATATGACATTAGCGAAGTCCGTAAATCTCCCCTCTAATCCATTAACCGTATCGTTACTATCATTTATGGCCTTAGATAATACAGAGGCGTTTAAACGTTTCGTATTCTCATCATCTATCTTATCGTTCTTCTTCAACTTCTCTAACGCCTTCTTCTGGTCATCGTAAGCTGATTTAAGACCGATCTTAACCTTATATCTATCCATTAACGTAGCGTACGTATCCTTTGGTGTAGCCTTAATACTATACGTATCCCTAATGTATTTAGCGAAGTCCGGCTCTATGGTGGTGTCATCGGTAATAACCTCCGTACCCTGCTCCAAAGAAACAGGCGTTCCCCCATCGGCGTGCTTCTGCCCCATGGCCTCCATCGGCGCCTCCCCGGGCTGCTCCACGTACTCGCCCTTCTCGACCTCCACGTTGGCTTGATCTTCCATCGACTTAGGTAACGGATACAGGTACTCACCGGTAAGGCTTCCGCTATCAAACCTATTATTAGGTCCTAGATAAACGCCCCCGCCATCCTTGTACTGCATTTGGGATTGCCTTCTTTGCCTAGCCTCACGTTCCTGAGCTAACCTAATATTGGTACGAGCACCTTTCTCTGACGCTATCCCAGAAACCACGTTACGAGCCAACCCCATGATACCACTAATTCCCGAGGCTATGGTAGTTATCGTATTAGCTGTTTTAGCCCCGGTGGATAAATCGCCATATCCCTCGCTTCTCATACGTCCTATACCACGACCCATCTGAGTGAACCTAGATCCTATATCATCAGCACCATAGTAAGGGATAGTGGTAAAATCAAAAACATCCGTACTACCAGACTTATCAACCTTCTTATTACTGTCAACCAAAGCGCTCAAATCACTTGTATCAATGGTATTAATATCAGGCTGCTGAATATCAAATCCTATCTGGGTAGACGAAACCAAAGGCTCCACTCCAATACCCTGAAGACCAACAACATTACCGGGCATAATAGGGGTGACTTCCCCGGCCTCTTGATATTTAGGTATCTTCCTCTTGATTACATACTTGCTCATATCAAATTAATTTCGTTCTGACACAAAGATAATCTAAAAAAACGGAGACTCACCATTTATATAACGATGAGTCTCTTTAATACTAATATTTTAAAGCCGCAACAGGATTACCCCATTTCTTCTTCCATTCATGCCCAAGATAGTCTATAAGCTTATCATAAGTATCTATAAAGCCTCCATCTATAATGCCGGTAATAACATTCTCTACAGCTACTATGTCGTTTAACTGATTCTTTGTGGCCGTATTCCTTATCCCACTCTCATGCTTGTTAAAGACGATAAAATTAATAGCCTTAGCTACCCTTGATATCTTATCAGACAACTGACTCTTGTCGCTAACCAACCTGGCGACGGCCGAACTCATCTTGATATAAGCCTCGCCAGCGGCATTCCTGTCCTCCATGAATCCATCATGCAACCATATTATCACCTTGGCGTATATCTCTGGATCCAATTCCAATGCTACCATAACAAAAAAATACGGATTTACATACCATTTCTGACCCTCCCCCTTTCCTCTTCGGTAAGCCATTCCGTATTTTTTGAGATCGGTTATCTTATTGATTTTCAATTCATGGTTTTGTACCGTAAGATTTCTTACAGTACATATATCATTAATACTCAGCTCCCTAACAAGAGCTTTCATCTTTTCCTGAAATCCATTAGTAGCAAACAAATGATCAAGCCTTCTAGACTCCAACCCCATAGATTTACGTTTTTCATTCAAGGCTTCCATAACTTCCGTTATGCATACAAACCCGTCCTTGGACATAACAGAAATGTTCCTACCTAATAATTCCCTACTCTCTGATGATAAAATCAAATTACTTTTCATACCTTTACTAAAAGTTTTAAATTAATAAATGCGCCTATCCGCTCGTGATGAGTAGGTAGGCGCACAAATATAAGCAATACTAATATTATTACAAAATATAATAGCCTATATTATAGATAATAAAATCTTGAAATTTTACATATCTCAAATAATTACAAGATGCTAGATCCTTTTTACAAACAGTGATCCTATAGCTTTCACCAGATCGTAGAAGCCGGCACTACTGAACCCAACAGCTACCCCATACAGCAATGCCTCCCACCATTCACTCCCTATAAGCAATGGAGACACCTTTAGAAACCACGCTAATATACAAACCAGCATACCTATGACTACGGCGGATAGGACTTTAGCCCACTTATGGGTGTCAATATACGGCACAACCTTGGCTAGTTGGGTAGCTGACATCGTAACAAAAGCCATGATACCGGTAAAGGTAGTTAGATCAATGGTGATAGTCCCTTCTGATGGGATTACCTCTTGCGCCATCAAAGCGAACGGCGTCAATAACATAGCAAATAAAAATAACAATCTTTTCATATCTAAAACGTTTAATTACTTCGCAAATATAGCATTAATTCTGGGTTCTGCTCATACCCTTTATATTCAGCATCAACCCCGGTATCATATTAAGCACCAACTGCCTTTTCGCCTGCTCCCTACGCATACGCTCAGCTTCCGCTATCTGCGCCTCTGATTGGGGATCGTTCTTGATGTTATTAGCGATATCCTCTATAGCTTTCCTGTTGGCGCCTGATTGAGCTAGCATCTTATATAACAGGTCTTGACCTTCCTTCTCCCACCAGCTATCCATGGAAGAGCGGGAAGCCAAAGAAGGATCGGCAGGGGCTACCGTCTCAGGTACGGGCTGCTGACCTCCGTCCCCCGTGCCCGAATCCCGCTGTCCGAACTCGTATCTCATTGGCTCGTTCTCCGGGACACCATACCTATTAGCGAACATATCAGCGAACTCAAATCTCTTCTCATTTCTTAAGGTCGATCCAAGAGGCCTACCGTATCCTTGATTCCATGCCACGGTAGCGTCCTTGTAGTTGACGGCGTTATCGAAATCGGATTTAGAATACATATAGTAATTATATACATTACCTTGAGCGTCCTTGTCAAAAAACTTTCCTTGATTGATGTAATTCCAACCTAACCCCGGGACCTTGCCTTGATACTCATCCACGAGATAATCCAACTGCTGTGTCAATGTCGGTTTCTTCCCATACCTGCGCTGTAGCTCCTTCTTCCTCGGTCCAAGCCATTGTTGGATGCCAAAATCACCGGCGGTGCCTAGGGCTTCGGTGTCCCCTCCGGACTCGGCGGCGATGTTCGATAGGATGCCGATAGCTTGCGTTTGTGGTATTCCCTTCTTATCAGTCAGATAATCCCATATCTCATCATACACAGCCATCTTATTATCCTCTGATCTGTTTGGATCGATAACATATTTACCAGACCCGTAATCTCGCCCTGTATCAACCGGCCCTCCATCTTCCTTATTCTCTAACTTATTCTTAGACATAATAGCGTTACGGACAAGAGCCTCCTTCCCGCTTTCCGGGAGAGGACTATAATCCTTAAACGAACCTCTCTCATCAAACTTATTACCTATAGCATCCAGCGTCTTGGTAGCTATATTGACAGGAAACTCTTGATCATCGCTATAAAAATCATACACGTCGTAAACACCTAACCTCCCATCCGGACGCCTATAAATTGTAAAATTGCCAAACCCTGATAACGGGGTAAGCTCACCAGCAGCTTCGGGATAAAAATCGTACTCAGAAAAAACCGTAGGCTTACCAGATCTTACAGAATTACGATTCTTCTCAAAAATATCTACCCACTCTCTTGACTTCTTTAAGAACTCCAATTTACCATAAAGCTCATCTGATGCCGGTGTATCAGAACCATATATTTCTTGCTCCGTATCATGTATTTTCTTATCTAACCTCTTTATCTCATCCTTAGTGTCACGATTGAACATCTTCTCAATATCAGTAATGACATTATCAGGAATCCGTATCTCCTTATTATTGCCATCTAGATTATTAGGTTGAGATAAAAATCTCGCCCATAGTTGATCGCTATATTCATCAACGTTAGCCTTCCCGTTTCTGCCATATATAAACTCATTGACCTTGTCAGGAAGGCTAGCATTTGAGGCTACCACATCAGGGGTGACATTCTCGTACAACCTTCTTCTTATGGCATTACCTAGGATATCTTTCAAATACGAAGCCTTATCAGATACATCTTGCCTTACATATAGTGGATCATTACCAGTAGATCCTCCATCAGCTTTCCGTTCAATCTTCTCTCCCCATAACCCATATTTCTCCCTAGGCCATATGCCGTCTATGGCATCCACATAACCAACGGGATGTTCCCCTTCCAGACGCCGATTCCGCCGCTCGTCCGCCGGGTACAGGGCGTTGGCCAACGGCTGCGTGATATGACCCAACCCCTTATCCTTGGAACTCGACATAGCATCCACCACAGTCCGATATACAGGCCTTAATTTCTCAGGTAGATATAATCCCGCCTCGTCAACCAGCTCACCTATCTTCTTATTTATACCCCTGAGGCTGAAATTATAATTACCCATACCGTTATTCAACGGGGACAACGTACCTCTTATCCCATTCATACCTTTAACTGCGGCTCCTCCGCTAAGGACATCAAACTCCGGGGACACGTTTCTCAAAGGACTATCATCCATACCCCTGAAATACATAGGACGCTCGCCTCTTACGACACGATCAAGATCCTCCTTATATAAATCCCTTATCCACGATGGGATTTCCTCCGGTTTATTCTTCTTAGACATATATTACGTTTTTCACAAAGATAACCATAATATCACAAGCCTAAAAACACGAAACGGGCACATAATAAATCATGTACCCGTTTATACGCTAATGCATGTGATAAGCAGCCAAGGCTCCTTTAGCTTTCTCCTTAGACTTGTACTTAGCCGGCCATAATTTACCGGTCTTGTTACTGACCACTCGCCAATCACTCCCTACTTTCTTGATACATCCTGATTTCGGGCATTTGCCCTTCTTTTTACTGCTAGTTTTCCCTGCTGCCATAACATCAAATATTTAAAGGTATATAATCACCTCAATAAACTTTCTCATCGTTGCTAAACCAACGTACTATCATCTTGAACCGGCTCTCAATGTCATTCACGAACCTAGCCAAGAACCAATCGCCACGAAGACGATCCCGCCACCTCCGATGATAATCGACAGCCCTGGGGTCGATCTTACGGTCAATGTCATTCACATCCTTAACCCATATCGGAAGATTGTTCGTATCGTCTTTGACCTCGTTAAAATAGTCATTTATATTTATCTTCTGATCAACCTCCGTCACCAGTATCTCACGGCTATCGTCATTGGTTACAGGATACCTTAACCGCTGGCTCATATCGTTCTTGTCGGCGATAACCATCCGAAGCTCACCGCTGTTGTTGGTATCATTATAAAACCATGCCTTATTAAATCCAGTAGTCCTAAGAATTTGGTAATTAATCTCATCCTGATACCTTCTGGCATCCATCCGATACTGGTAGTTGGTGAGGATCTTATTCACATACTGCTCACGTACCGGAACCTCTATAACAAACGGATATAGCTTACCATAAAATACTTGATACGATTGGTTGGTCAAACCATGAGACCATAAACCTATCTCCTGACTTTCACTTGAGTAGTTCTTTCCGGACTGGAAATAATGCTGGTGCTCGATATAATAATCAGGGGTGTAGGATAAATATGATTTCCACTCACCCTTCAGGCAGTTATATCCAACGGTGAACGAGACGTCCGTGAAATGGCTGGCGTCCTGCAATTCCACCGCCTGTCCGTTCCTGTAGAACCGGCCGCCACGGAATTGGTACTCGCTCGGATTCCCTACCGGTATATAATCTTTCTTGGTTATCAGAACCCTCTTAAACCTATTATCCCAACCCATGGACAACCCTATACCAAAAAACTTGTTATCAATATCATAATAAGACAACTCAGCGTCCGTATCAGCGTTATATATCCGGCTACGGATGATCTTCATCTGAAGATGCTCCTTAAACCAGTTTCTAAGCCCCGGTGTGACCTCCGTAAGATTCCTACCATTAGAATCTACCTTAAACACCTGACCACGCCTTAAATCGACCCAAAAATGCCCAAACTCGCAACTGATCATATCCCGACTCTGGGTCCCGGAATATCCTAACGTCGTATTATTATACTCAATGCCACGAGAGGCGAAAAGCCCACCTGTCCCTAGCTCGCTATTCTCCGGGGATATTCTTTCTGCCAGCACGTCTATAGCGTTATATAGTCCTACCTGATTCTCGAAGCGAGCTAGTATTTGATCCGACTCTATTCCCTTCATGCTTATAAGCTTTCCGAACGAGGTCTTGAACTCATGGTAATCCATAGGCTTGTACGACAGCCAAGGATCGGTCATGCCGTTCTCCGACACGTCGGCGGTGCTCCATATGACGCCGTTGGGTCTTTGGTAAGCGCAGTCCCAAAAATTGCTATCATACGTCTCTGGTAATGACCTGCCACCTAACGTAAATCGATTCTTATACACAGGACTCATCTTAAACACATTACCCCTTGATATAGGGACATTACGCTCCTGAGTCCATGATATATAATCCCCCACCTCCGGATAGAACCCCTCGTAAGGCTCAGGGCCGGCTATACGGAAATTGCAATTGATCTCAGACTCCACAAGAAACTGAGGTATGCCATAGAAATATAGGAAGAAACGACCGCTAAGATACATATCTCCGGTCTTGCAAACCATCTCATAAGCGCTCTTCCGGCTAGGGAAAGAGTATAGCGATCCGGTATCCGTATCGGTCTTGTTAAGATAATCCTCCCCAGTATCGTAATTGACGAAATAACGGGGATACCCGATGTTTCGATAATCGTAATAAGGGAATGGTATCATGTCCCCCTGACCAAACTGAGTCAAATAAAACATAGGCATCTTCCTCTTAAGCGAGAACCTTGATATAAATACATCACCTCCAAAAACAGGTTTACGCTTATCCTCATCCATCAACCCGCAACCACCTAACGATACCCACCTGATATCCTCTATCTGCCCGTATTGAGCCGGAGAATATTTCTTTATCCTCATATAGGGGCAGGATACGAAAGATTCACGTGTCATAAAATGAGGCGTCATACCAGCCACCTCATCGTTACGAATATTACACTCATCCTGAATACGGCTGGTATCGTAACTTGAAACCAACTCCGGATATTCAAGCATATACTTATCCATACCAAATGACATGAACAATGAATGCTCACGATCGAGGTTGTTTATGATAATAGGCTTACCGTCTACGGTCTCCCCTTGCGAAGAGATATCTGTTACCGGATATAACCCGCTCTTGATATATTTAGCCGTTGACAATCCACGTAACTCTGACTCCCCTATTTTTTGGTAAAATAAATTATAATGAGCGACAGAAGTATAGTAATAAGCATAGTTCCGTCTAGGTCCCCTATCTATCAATGCCGTTAACCACTGATACCTATACTTGCCTATATCCACCACGGACTGGGCTGTGGCCTTGGCGATACCTGTAGCCAGACGGATAGCCGTCAGCGCTATGCCGACAGGGTTGGCTAAAAAGAACACACCTCCACCGACATATTGCTGTGAAGCCGACTGATATGTATACTCAGCTATAGCGGATATTAAATTAGCCATAGCCTCCACCGTAGCCAATGACGTTGCCATACTGTAAGCCTTACTCCCTAATATCGTCCATTTAGGGTGATCCTCCACCTCCCTGAATATACCGGAGGATTTACCTAATTGATAACCATCAACAAGGCACTCGGTGGGAGCGTCAGGCTTGTTAAAGGCAATATCAGGACTTAAGAATGAATACCAGATATTACCCTTCCTGTTAAACGGATGCGTTATAAATTTCTCACGATTAATATCCTTATAGATATACATATCATCAGACAAATCGTTGTAAGGGTAATTAGGATAAAGATTAGCCGATCCGTCGGGATCATCGTACTTAAACATATCATAAGCCAGACCGGTCCCGATAACGCTCTTATCCAACGTCCTATCGCCCCTATACAACTCATATCCTATTATAGAATCTCTTCTAGCCTTATCTATAAGACCGTTCTCTACCGCTATATCCAGAAACTCATTAACGATATCGTCATCAAGCATCACCCCCATAGGATAAATATAGGAGTCAACTCCATATTGACCGGTCAGTTGAGACGGATTACCCATGAAAGGAGCGACAGAGTTATCCGGAAACTTGTAATGACGTATAGGTCTCTGACAAAACGTGGTTGACGTATTGGGGTACTCAGCGTTATCCCCATTACCGGTGAAATAAGACTTACCCCCAACTGATTTAGGAGACCCATAGTATTTCGTCAAAGAATCTATTATGTCCTTCCTCTTTGATCCTCCCGATGATATCCCGATCTTGCTTGAATCATACAACTCAAAATTAGCCGGATACTTATTGGCAGACTCCCAATATCCGAAATCACCGTACTGATATGGTCTGGGAGCGCAATCAGCGGGTTTATCTCCACATGAGATACATTTCGCCTCATAGGTAACAAATCTTCTTAATTTCAATTCTTTCGTAAAGAAGAATACGTATTTCACCTCCAGTGGCCGAATGCCAAAACAGAACGGGGCGGGGAAGATGGCGGTGCCGGCCGTATAGAATCCGGCAAGCTCCTTCATGTCCTGCCTCATGGCGAAACCGGTGAAGAACACGCATACCGCAGGCTCGATGCAAACATATATCTTATGGAAAGTAGTCTTGTCATCATTCCAGAACAAGTACTTTGGCATCATAAATATCTTATGATCCACGTAATTCACTATAACACCTTTCTTGGCATCATTAGCCAAAGGATTAGGAGCCACGGTACCTTCCTTGTCCGAGAAAAACGTTATACGAACCTTATTGTATGATGATGAGTCGCCGATCGGATAATTATAGTTACCCATCATCTCTATATACATAATACCGTTATCAGGATCGGATAAACCACTTATGTATTTCTCGTAATCCAACTCCACCCATCTGGCGTATGAGGATACATGTGGATAGAACTTGAAATAAGTCAAGTTGCTTCTACCGAACCAATTGGTCTTGGCGTCAATATCATTCTGCACAGACACACGACCTTCCCAGTCAGTAGTTATACCGGTATTGAACTTAGAATTATCACCATCGCCAAAAAGACACATGGCGTTCTCGATACCAAACTGACTCTCATATTGGGGGAAATAAGCCTCCATCGTATCCATTAACTGATCAAGCATCGTCTCCGTATGCTTCTTTCCTTCCCATCCGGGATATTGATACAAATATGTGCACTTACCCAATGACCTACCCCCTTGGAATGTAGGAAGTTGAACATCGTTAATAGTAGGATTCACGTGAGGATCACCTACCGAACACCCATTAGTACATATACCCTCATCATATAACTGCCGGACATTAGACATATCCTGACACAAGACCAAGGCGGAGGAGTCTATATCAGACAGGAATTTATCCTCATCCTGACCATCCAGCCATTCCTGAACCAGATCTATGATATTCTTACCTCCACTGGAATAATTATCGAAATCACACAATACAGAGAACTTCCTTTGTGACTCGGCATTACTTTGTATTAAGGTGGTAGGCTCGGTCTCCGTATAATCACTAGCCAGCTTATACGTAAAATCAATCCTAGAATCCACCAAAGAGTTTTTATCCAATATAGTCCTGGTCTCTATCCTCTCGATATCATCACATCCACTAGGGAAATCGGGAGCCTTTATACCGTCTTGATCCTCTGGCAATGATATAGCAGCGCATAACTCGTCAGTAATACCTACATTAGATTCTATGATATCACACAAGTTCTCTATATTATCAGCGATATAATCAATAGCATCATCTACCGCAACATCTTCCCCCATCGTGTTGATAACGAATTGGGTCTCTCCTACCGTGGCATATTCCTGTTCTACATATCTGAGTTGCTTAACATCTAGCTGATTCTTGCATTCTCCCCCAAAATCATCAAATCCCCAAGACGGGTCGTTTATGATCTTTGCCGTATTCTTAAACTGCCAAAGATAACGGCGGCTGTTCCCGGCGCACTGCGGGTTGTTCTCCAATACCGAAGCCGCCGATAGGTCTTCAGAGTTGCCGTCCTCATCAACGATAACCTCCATCTCCTCCCTTGTGGCCGGACGAGGGATAAGCGGGAATCTAGCTGTCCTGTATCCCGTATTGGTAAAGAATCTTATACCCAACGGATATACCTCGTCACGCATGAAAGAGGCGTATTTAGAGCAAGCCACACCGTCTTTATATAGATTCTCCGTGGCTATCGATGTCTGCCATTTAACGAAATGACCCAAGAAATTAACGACCGGTTGAAGATTCCATTCATTCTCCACGGTCAAGCCGTATTGAAGAAGACGATTCCCGACAGACGTCATGCCTCTGGCTGTCTTATATACCGGTATTTCCTTGGATAACTTCTCCATGGTCGTACGCTCGCTATACTGATCCGTAAGGTAATAGATGGTCCTTTCCGTTATCGGATGTATACCTTCTATGAAATACTCAAGAACCGGGCTTTGCTCACCATTAAACCCAACCGTGTTCTGTATAACACCTATCTTATAATGAGATACCTGCTTATCTATATTGGACACGGTAAGGCGGATACCCATGTTGGTTGACTTACCCCATAAACCATCGCGGATAACCATATCTTGACGATCGAATAACATGATTGGGTTGGTCAATGAGCAATATCCGGTCTTCTCAATCCCGAACTCATCGCACAACGCCACGCAGAACTGGTAGGTCCCGGCACGCAGGCTCCCCCCGAACTCCACGACCTCAGGCTCCACGCACGGGGCCGTCAGCAACGGGAACACCAGCAGCTTCTCGCAGGCCAGCCTACACCTCTCTATTGGTTTGTCATCCCCACATGTCTTATACCCATGATAATGATACCAAAAGTCACCATCATCATCCGGATTAAGAGCCTTATCGACCATAACATATCGCTGGGGATTATATCCATCGGTCCAGTATATCACCTTCCCGCATTTCTCGTCCTTGATCTCTATATCGAAGATCGGATGATGAATGGAGAAATTAAGACAAGGGTCATCAACCCAGTCCTCTATCAGGACCTCCATCAAATCACATATCTCATCAAAACGACCATCCGACTCCTCAAGCCTCTCGCCAAGGATACGATGGATGTCCTTTCCCGATCCAGCCAATTGATCCTCAACGGTCTTGATATAATCCAATGACCGCATGAACGTGATCTTAGACGTATTATCATCCGGATTAGATAGAAAGAAATAAGTGTTATCACCAGCTATATCATTCTTATACCCAATAACCTTATAGCCATCGAATCGCTTACATAAAAGGGTACTAGGCTCGTTCTGGATCTTTAGCTGGCTTCCATCGTCACCCTCTATGGTAGCGTTCAAGGCGAAACTATATTCAGACGGGGATAGATCCTGTGGATGCTTATCCCTGTTCATCCCGGAGTCGGGAACCGCTATGTTAGAATTGTTCTGCACGATGTTATGTTTTTCGCAAAGATAACAAATCCGGCGGATAATCACTTACACGCCGGATCTTAACAAAAACTGTACGTATTATGCTAAAACATTCAAATCACGCGAATATAAAAAAATCCTCCTAACTTTCACAAGTCAGGAGGAAGACTAAACACTTAAAACGTCTCGTGGTAAAGCACAAAAACATAATAATTACGAATTTCCACCCATGTAGTTCGATTGCTTATCGGCATCCTCTACAGATATGTAAAAGAAACCGTTAGTCACGTATCTCTCATTGACATCCACAAAATCAGTAGATCCTTTGTCCACTCCTTTCTTCGATCCCTCATCACACACAGCTACCAGACTATTAAAGTCATTGGAATAACCTACGACTACACCGTGTATATCCCGATTTCGAGGATCGAATACGTACCTCATCTTATACCTATCGTAAGCTAACTCTAAAGAGCTTTTGCTTAGCCTCTCATCTAATCCGGCACCCGCTACCAAAGCCAAAACGCTCTTTGATATGTCACTCATGGTGGTATCCTTGGCCGGAGCCTTAGGCATAGAAACGCCTTCCATGACAAAATCCAACGCCTTATCTAAAAGCTCGTCGAAATCATCATCTCTTATATAATCCTTAAGCACCTCCAGTATATATAACCGGACATGGAGTTCGTTATTTACATCATTCAATGTGACCATAATACTAGTTTTCGGCAAAGCTAGATTATTCCTGCACAATAAAAAATCAAATATGTCATAAGTAAAGGACTAAAAAATAAAAAACTCCCCATCCTCACGGACGAGAGAGCTGATAAATATTTGTATTATGAAAAAGAACAATCACTCACCTATTCTTACAATACAGTCACGAGATTCCTTGTTATAGATCATCGTGCCTACCTTAGAATACAAGGTCTTTATATTTTGCCAATTATCCTCACCATGGGCGGATACGTTGGTAGGGGCATCACCAGTATAAACCTCCTCGCCTCCGATATTGACAAAATCATATCCACGTTTCTCCATCGTACCTCCCTTATATGCCGTGAACCTGATAGTGGCATTACCTTTCTCACGACCACCATACCAGTTACCGTATATACTGCACCTGATCTCAAGAGGTAATTTATCGTAATTATCGCCATCCAACAACGGCCCCATCTGGATCAAAGCGGCCTCATTACCTGATTCCATATTATCACCACCGTGGATAAGATAATCACCTACCCGTTCCTGCGTGGTCTGGTACTGTTTACTCCAACCAACCAGCTTGCCGTCCACGTCCGGGAGGCCGGTGTTATCGAAACCGGTAGCCGTGTCAAAGTCAATGCCGTCCTCGTCAGCCCAGATATACCTAAGAACAAGGTAATCGAACTCCGGGATAATAACCACCGGGACCGACTCCTGCCTGCACACGAACGTCTTCTCCTCCTTGGTGCCTTCTTTTATAACCTTGTACGTAGCCTGACGTATCTCTCCAGTCTCATTGATATCAGCGGTAACCCTAACCTCAGCAGGGCCAGTACCACTTGTCTTATCTAAATGTATCCAATCATTTTTCTTTGCCATATTATCTTTTTTTCTTTTTAAAAAACGTATATTCGCGTCATAATCGCGGGGTGGAGAAGAGGTATCTCATTAGGCTCATAACCTAAAGATCGAGGGTTCGATTCCCTCCCCCGCAACTAAATAAATTTGATATACTTATCAAAAGCATTAGGCCACATCCGCTCATAAGACAACATCCTTCTCCTATTATCCTCAGCCAACTCCCGATAATCATTTAACGTGATCATCGACATCTTAAGCTCCTTCATAGCCCTAGCGAACTTACCCGGCTCTTGTTGGGCGTATAGCTTATAAGCTTCACCAGCGCCTTGTATCAAGCCATTCACGGCAGCGTTCTCGAAGATCTTCATCTTGATATACGTCTCGACATAATCCTCAAGGTATCCTAACGCCGTTTCTGGTATATACGGAAGACCGTCATCGTCCTTAGGCGTAGCACGATATATGATATAAATAAATCCATCAAACCCTGTATACATAGTATTGCCGGATATAGTTATATCATAATTATCCCAATCGTACTTATCCCGATACTTGTCGGCGGCGCAATCACGCCTCAACCCACGACCTATGGATAACCTTACGGGATGATGATAATGGAAACGAACCTCGTGAGACCCGATATATATCTTCTCCGTGATCGTCTTCTCAAACTCCTCCTTACAGCACTCGGTGCAGGAGTTCCAACGGAAACCGCGCTCGGTGCGCTCAACCCAGCCGATCTCGTGTTGGAGGTCAGCCTTAGCCTTATCGCCGCCCGGAATCTCACAGACAAGAGGCTCACACCTGTAAGCGTCAAGCATGTCGAAGAAATCGGATGGTAATACCGCCTGCTTGTTACTGGTCTTGATAACCGCCTCTGACATGACAGCTATAACACCGCCGAACCTTTTTAATGCGATCTCAGCCCATCTATAAACAGACGAGGTATCTATAGCCCCGCTATCATCGTATTTATGTAAATCGGCCTTGATCTCGGCCAATAACCCCCTTATCGTCATAACAAACTCTTTTGTACAAAGATAGACAATAGTATATATCAAGCAAAAGATCCAGTCTATTTTCTCGAACTAACTGGATCGTGTCATAGAAACAAACCTTATAGTTTGTACACCCATTTAACTCCAAATACCTTACTTTCCGATTCAACTTCCCTGTACAAGAACTTATATCTCCTTCCAGACTCCATAGCCATCCTACACTCCTTGTTTAATGCTGGAGAGATATATAAATGAAAATACTTATTCCTGGGCATAAAATCCATACACGTATGGACGTAAGAATATCCACCTGTCCCACGCCTGTTTATAGTCCCGGTAAGTTTATTCAGATATATCTTACGGTTGGGATTAATCTTATGACATAGATAACCGATGTTATTTATATAAACCCCGCCCTCATTATCCAGATACTTATCACGTATGACCTTCCAGATCAACGACTGACATTCAAGAATATCATTCTTATCCACGATCGTATGCTTCCTCCTCTTTCCGTTCTTAGACATAATAGACCTGTAGAACCGAAGAAAGTATTGATCAAGTATTTTAAACGACTTTGTTTTCATGTCGCAAATATAATAATTTCATCCTTATTCAAGAAATATTTGATAAGTTTTGGTGTGAGTGTGACGGTGATAAGGCCGCACTTACCGCCGCTGCACAGGCTGACGCACAGAGACTAGCGCAGGAAAAAGACCATCCTCAT